GGGCCTAAAGGATTAATGCCAGATTGCCCTGTAGTTATTACAGATGTAGGAGTATCTTTCAACATTGGATATCAATTACAAAAACCAAGTGGTTTATGTCCAGGTGGTCAATATCAGGAGCTTTGTCACTTTAATAATGCTATAAGATATGCAAAACCTCTTCCTTCAAATCCTAACAATCAGAATATAACTACTTTCGAATGTCAGGATCCTAATAACTATAATGGTTGCTATAACCCAGTATTTAGTGGAGATTCAGGATCAATGCTATTGGCTGATATAAATGGAACTGTTAAAATTATAGGACTGGTATTTGCAGGTTCAGTAGTATGTTATGTAGGTGGTGTAGCACGTTTTGGATATGGGCTTGCATGTAGAATAGATTTTGTAGCAGAACAGTTAGGCATTTCTCAATATGAAAAGGGAGGTAATCTCATGGTAGATACTTCAACCATAGAGTATATAACTGTTCCTGGTGTAAGTACTGAGAAGATAGTATATTGTGATGGAGAGGAATATTGGCAGATGGGATTAACAGATTCACTACAGAATGGTTGTTTTGATGAAACAACTACTACTACTACCACAACTGCATCTATTGTTGGATGTAGTCAACCTTATAACTTTGATGCTCCGGAAGGATTCCCAGGAGTAAACACTGGAAATGGAATCAAGACATTAAGTAATGGATTTGTATTAACTACAAGCACAGAAGGAGGAAGTTGTAGTCCTACATATATACCTCAATCTCCTGGATTAAATCCTAATGCTAATGCTTTCTGCCCAGATTTCCCTGGTTTTTATAATAGACAAGCTAATAATCAAGGACAACAAAGTATAGGAAGTAGTAATCTATGTACCAAGTTTACAATGGACTTTGATCATGGAGTTTCTTCATTAGCATTTAAAGTTGGTGGAATTGGATATGTTACTCCACCTCTTCAATATGAAGTGGTACAAGTTTCATCCACTGTGCCTCTTGGAATACAATTAATCTATGCATGTAATGATTTTGTAGTTGAAAATCCTGGAGATGGAACAGTTAGATTTAAAGGTAGACCAGGACAACCTCTTGAAGCTGCTAGCGGATTAATTAGTATTTATCCTCTAAATCCTGCTGACAAAATAGATACGTTTGTTTTCGAACATATAGGGGATACCTTAGCTGGTTGTAGTCTTGATTTCTATCTATGTCCAGATGATCAATTAACTACAACTACTAGTACTACTGCTGCACCTACTACTACAACAACAAGTAGTTCTACTAGCACTACTACATCGACTAGTACCTCTACAAGCACTTCTACTAGCACTTCTACTACTACAAGTACAAGTACCAGTACAACTACTAGTACGTCAACTAGTACCTCTACTACAACGTCTACCAGTACTTCTACTAGTACAACAACATCAACTACAACAGTTGCTCCTGCCACTTATATTCTAACAAGTAACACTCCAAGTTTACTAGATAATACACAAGGTGCTAAAGTAGCTTTGAGTCTTGATGGATTCCCTACATTTGAGGAAACTATTACATCTGGAACTCCTACAGTTTCAGGTTCTTTTGATAGTAGTGCTACTAATGGACTTAGTCTGTTATATCAAATGACAGGCTTTAATAATACAGGTAATAGTCAAAACTTTACCTATGAATTTTTTGTAGATAATGTAAGTAAATTTACAGATGGACCTAACTTAGTTGGACCAGGTGGTATTGATAATACAGGATTCCAATTTATACCTGATCCTCCAGCTTATCAGCGTGGTTCAGAATATAAATTTGTAGTGGATATAGCTGAGACAACCACCACTACAACCACTACTTCTGTACCAACTACTACAACTACATCAACTGCTGGAATTACAATGACTTGGGAATTTGAAGGTGTAGAACCTAGTACTACTAAATCATGGAGATCTTCAACACTAGAAATATTTAATAATGGAGTTTCAGTGGTAGGTCCTCTAACATTTAATGCAGGCACTCCTAACGGTAGTGGAACATTTATAGTGAGTAGTGGAGATAAAATAACTCAAACTATTATTACAGATAATAATCCTGCAACATATCCTGTATATGTAGAAACAGAAATATACAAAGGAAGTGTGTCTAGTGGAGTAAATTTAGTAACTAGTGATGTAGAATTCATAGCACCTAACGGAAGTGGTTCAAGTTCATTAGTTGAAACAATTGTAGGTTCTGGAACAGATCCAAAATTAAAATATAAACTTCTGTGTAGTGCTGCTCAAACTTCTAGTATACTAGTTGCTATAGAAGATGCTGAAGATGGTTCACAGCCACAACTAGTAACTGTATCAGATAATAACACAGCACTCACTTTCTTTGAAAAGTCTGCTGATCCTTCAGAAAATGGTTTATATACCAATGAGTATTTTATTGAAGGTCATCAATATTTAGCTGAAATGACTTACAAGAAAGGATCTCCTGGAGACAACGATACAATTAATCTAAATACTAGTGGAGGAGGTTCTGTTGCTCAATCAGATACAGACACTGGTACTGCTCAAACAGTAATAGGACCTGTTAGCTCAACATTTACAGTATCAAATGTAGCGTCTGGTCCAATATCAATATCATTCGAACAAACCTCACCATAAGGTGAACAAATAAAATTATAAAATTATGTCAACACAAAATTGCTCAAACTGTTACAACGGCTGTACTGAGATCACCTCAGACAAGTGCGTTAAATATACAGGTGTAGACGTTCCTATATTAGGAATAAAGAATGGTGATTCTCTATCTTATGTAGAGCAAGCACTTATTACCTTTTTAGGTTCTGCACTTGATGGCACAGGTATACAACCTGTTGTCGCTCCATCAGATGTATGTCCTGTAGTACAGGCTTATCTAGATGATTGTAGTCCATTATCCTTAAATAATTACCTTACAGGTATTATTAAAACTATATGTGATCTAAATGAACAAATAGTAAACATTGAATCTGCTTCTGGTATTTCACCTACTGGACAGTCTGCTCCATACAACACTGAATGTTTGACAGGAGTATCAGATAATACTAGTACTAGAAATGTACTAGAAAGAACTATAGTAAAGTTATGTGATGTTGAGCAGTCATTAAATACTTTTATTACAGATGTTACTACTAACTATGTAAAAATTGTTGACATAGATACATACATAGCTAACTTTTTAAATAACAGTCCATCTCAACAACTTATCAGTAATAGAATGGTTCCGTTTGCTGCTGTTCCTTATTTTGGATCATTAAATGTATTCGATGCCTCTGGTGCTGGTATAGGTGTATGGGATAGAATCTTTCTATGTAATGGACAAAATGGAACACCCGATCTAAGAGGTAGAGTTCCTGTAGGAGCTACATCAATGGGTAGCACTGTTATGGCTTCAGAGGTTGATCCTGCTGTTTCAGGTAACCCTGCGTATGACTTAAATACAACACATGGTGTAAATACTATTACACTCTCAGTTGCTCAAATACCAGCTCACGTGCATGCTGATGTAGTAACTGCTACTCTAAATCCTGCAAGTCATAGTCACCAAGTGGCAACTTTAGGAGATAGTGGTAGTGTAGTTCCTCCTACAAGCACTACGGCTGTTCAATCTACATATGGCACTACTCAGCTAGGATCATACACTCTAGCAGGAGCTGTTGATACAGCAAATGTTGGACTAAGTAGTGTTGTAAGTCAAACGATAGATGTAAGTGTAACAGCTGCTTCTACTGGAGGTGGATTATCACATGATAATTATCAACCTGGACTTGGATCATATTACATAATATTCATACCTTAATACTAAAAACAATGGCATACTTACCTACTAATCCTTGTTGTACAGAAGTGGTGTTAAACAGCCCTTGTGGGTGTTCTAGCACTGTGAACAATGACCCATGTAAAACTGGTGTTCATTATTCTAAATCTATTACATACAATGGACCAATACTACCCTGTTCTAATGCAGAACCTTGTGATGATTTAAACGTTGTTTTGTCTAAAATAGACGAACTTCTTTGTACATTAAAGAATCAACAAGCAACAAACACACAAGAGATTGCATTGATGAAACAAAATATAATTGATATTAACAATACATTATCTAGTTGTTGCCCATAATGGAAGCATTACTAACATTAACTGTCGCAGGAAATAATACCGGACCTTTCAAACTCTATTCAGATGTTGATGAGTTTGCTACGCCTTTTGAGACTGGTGTTTTAAAAGATGACTTAGTAGCTGGATACACAACAGCTCTGATTCCTGATTACACTACAGTCGTGAGGATAGAGAACGATACTGCACTTAGTATATGTACTAATTTTGTAGATATTGTATTAGAAAACTAAACCAGAACAATAATGGCTTTAATAGAGATAACATTAACAATAGACGGACAAGCAGGACCATTTGATTTATTTTCAGATGTAGATAACTACGCAGCACCTTTTGATACTCAGGTACCTGCTGCACTGTTAACTGCTGGATATATAGTGAATGCACCTGCAGGAACTGCAACTGTAAGAGTTTGCTCTACTGGTGTTTGTACTAATTGTATTGATATCCCTACTAACTGTCCTACTACAACTACTACAACTAGTAGTTCAACGAGCACAACAACCTCAACTTCTAGTAGTACAACAACTTCAACAACAACAATAAAAGAAGTTAAACTTAACTGGGAACTTATAACAAACACTCCAAGTTCGTTAGTTGATGCTTTCCCACAAAGTAGTAACTTAAAAATTAACGTTAATGGAAACAATGTAGTGGATGCTACTATTACAGGTAATGCTAATTCACAAAGTGGACAAATAAATGTAGCTGTAGGAGATGTGGTATCTGCAACTATAGAAACAACCAGAACAGGTCTATATAATTTTGTAAATAGTATTTCTAAAAATGGTGTGTTGTATCAAGCACAAGATACTTGTTTCGGATGTACTAACAGTTTTACTACACTAATGTCTCCTGATTATACTGAAAACGGTTCAGTAGATCCTGTAGCATTTACATTTATAGCTGATAGTTATAAAGAAGAAACAACAACCACCACAAGTAGTTCTACTAGTTCTACTAGTTCTACCACCAGTACAACAAGTACTTCTAGTAGCTCTACAACTACAACTACTACAACATGTGATTGTAGTTTAGGTACAGGAACTGCTATTGTAACTCAGGGTACAACAACAACAAGTACTAGTAAATTGATAACTACTTCAACTACTACAACTAATCTAGGACCAGCTTATGCCGGAATTAGAACTCAAGTAGGTCGAGCTGTAACAGGTTGTAATGATCCTTTAACTAATTTTGTATGGAAAGATGGAGTATCAGATGTTCCTGCAATAGGAGATTTCGTATATAGCGATTCACAAGGAAACACACCGTTTAATGGAAGCAATCTGTACTACGGATATCAACCAGCAATTGCTGCTCCTGATCCTATTACTTATAACATTCAAATAGATCAATTTGGAGAAATACAATCGTCTGTTCCTTGTAACGCATAAAAATAAATAATCATGGCTATTGGCACATTAACAATAAACGTAAAATTAAAC